TGGTTGCGATTGCTCTCCAGTCAATGCCGGAGCGTTTGGTTTTTCGGTTCGTTTTTTCATTCGGAAAGCGATCTTGTCCCATTGCGGCGCTGCAAGCACCAGCGCGGCAAATGCATAAACTCGGCAGTCGAGAGCTTCATTTCGTGCCCCCGAAACCTTGTGAAATTCCCGAACCGGAAATCCTTTCACAAATCGAGTGATCAGTTTCTCGGCGCATAATTGACGAAAAAATTCAGGCTCGCGGCCGACCGGAAAATGGCAATACCCCGGTCCCGGTGCTTCAATCTTCAGCCGATTCATCACGGTCATTTTTGCAGAGTCAACGCCGACGATGTGAACATCGACAGGTCGCTTGACCTTCCCGGTGCGTTTGCGATTTGGTGCGCCGATGATTGGCAAGCCCGCACCGCCGCGGCCTTTAATCGCAAACACTCGGTCGCCCTTGTGCCGCTTCGCATAATTGTAAACGGCCTGCGTATTGTGACCACCTGAGTCGATGCATGTCCAGCCAACAGTGACATTGGATCCGTTTTCGTGTCGCCAAGATTTGCGAAGGTAATCTGTCAATTCAGTCCACGGGCTTCCCGCAGTGCCTTCAGGCAAATCAGGATCGCCATGAACGACATGATAATCAATCGACCAAGATTGTTCACCTGCGCCCCAAGCCACGACCTCGACTTCGAGTCGGTCTGGCTGCGTATCAATTCCAGCAGTGAGCAGCAAGCCGAGCCTAGGAACCTCGTGGTCGCTTTGCTTAAACGGCAGTCGATTCATCAGGTCGCTGTCCCGAATCGTTTCACCCGATCCTTCCCATGATTCGCCTAGTGACGTGTTCACCCAGACTTGCAGCTTTTCAGGATCATCTTTGGCCTCGAGGAAATCACGCACGATCTCGGCCAGCCTGCGCCATGGCGAATACGCTTCCCAAATATGGAAGCCAGCACGACCATCAAACGGTGCGGTTGCAATCCAGCGCCCTCGCTTGACTGCTGAATTTTTCTGCACGTCGTTATAATAGCCATCGCAGTGAGGACATTTAAAAAGCGCTTTGTCTGGATCGCCTGCGGCTGGCGTGTCTTTTGACCACACGACGTTTCCCCATGCAAGCGCGTGTTCGGCTTCGCAAATTGGACAGGGAATATGGAATCGGCGCTTGTCGGTTTCTTCAAATGCTGCCTCGATCCGTGAAAAGCCTTTCATCGTCGGCGTTGAAACGGCCAGAATTTTTCGATTCCAAAACGTGCTTGTTCGCTTGATAGCCAAATTTAACGGGTCGCCTTCCTTGCCTGCGCTGGCCGGATAACGATCGACTTCATCAGCCAAAACAATTCGAATCGGCCTCGACGCCAGTGATGCTGGAGAGTTTGCGCCTGCAATGGTCAAATGTCCGCCGACGAATGTCTTGTGCAAGATGGTAGATTTTTTGTCGCGTGCTTTACCGCTTGCAATTCTTTGCCCGATCTCCTGTGTATCTCGCGCCATAGGATCGAATCGATCTTTGCTCCATGTCTCGCCCATTTCAAGCGTTGGCTGCAACATCAACATTGGACATGGATCGTAGTCGATGAAATAGCCGACAACGTTATTCAGAACTTCAGTCTTGCCGACCTGTGCCGATGACATGATGACGACGCGCTCGGTGGCTGGATCGTTTACGGCATCCATGATTTCCCGCTGATATTCGGCTCGAATCGTGTCCCATTGCCCCGGCTCCGCGCTGGCTTCACTGGAAAGTTTGCGCGTGCTATCAGCCCACTGCGACACTTTCCACTTCGGCGGTGGTTTCCATTGTCGTGCAATTTCTCGAAACAGGCTGGCTAGTGGGTCGCTCATTCATCAGTTTCGTTGTCTTGCTCTTCGTCTTCATGCCTGCGCGTGCGAATATATTCGCCCGTGATTGCTTCGGGCGAATATTCCGACAGTTCAGTCAATGCCTGCAAAACGACCGTGTGAATTGCCGATTGCCTTTCCGCAATGGTCATGCCTTCAAGTTGTGCCGCGAGCTTTGTTGGCAAGGCTAGCAGTTTCGCACGTGCGTTTGCAACCATGTCCGACCATACTGCGGACACGGCCTGAGCCTCGTGTGCGGTTCCTTTGATCAGTGCGGCTTCGACTTCAGCTTTGTCGGCTTTGGCTTTAGTCAACCGGGCGCGATGCTGTGTGTAACCGTCTGGTTCACCTTCCGTTCCCGTCCATTGATTCACCTTTCGCTCTTGTAAGTACTTGATGTAATTTCGGATTGATTGCCACAGGTCATATTTGCCACGCGCCACTCTAATCACAACACCGTCTGAGACAAGTTGTTGCACACGAACTGCGGTGAGGTTGAAGAGCTTGGCGAGCGTGCCGACTTCGACGCTTGGGCTGTCTGCGGGTCGGCTCATGCGGCTTTAGGTTTGCGAGCTTTCATCGCGTTAAACGTCTCGCCGCTTTCAGCGTGGACGGCTTCTTTGCCGGTGAGGTTTTGCCAGCGCTGCACGATCACATCGGCATATTTTGGATCAAGTTCCATTAGCCTTGCAATCCGCCCAGTCATTTCACATGCCACCAGTGTGGTGCCAGAGCCTCCAAAGAGGTCAAGAACCACACCTCCAGGCTTGCTGCTATTTTCGACCTGATACTGGAACAGCTCGACAGGCTTCATTGTCGGATGCTCGCCATTGCGATTCGGCTTATCGAACTCGAGCACGGTTGTCTGCTTTCGGTCGCTACCCCAAAAATGTCCCGCACCTTCCTTCCAGCCGTAGAGACATGGCTCGTGCTTCCACTGGTAGTCTTGACGACCAAGAACCATGCTGGATTTTTTCCAGATTAGGCACTGCCGCACTTTCCATTCAACGTCAAACGCAGCGCCTCGGAAGTTGTAGCCCTCCGAGTCTGCATGCCAAATGTAGAACACTGCTCCTGGCTTCATGACTGCGTTTGCAGTCGTATAGACGTCTCGTAAGAACTGCCTAAACTCACCATCAGCCATGCTGTCATTTTTGATAGTCAAAGACTCTGCTGTCTTGCCTTCATAGGCCACGTTATACGGTGGGTCGGTCAGCAACAGATCAGCTTGAGCATCATCCATCAATTTGGTGACTGCATCCAGATTGATACTGTCACCACACATCACCCGATGCTTTCCCAGCGCCCAAATGTCGCCCAGTACGCTTACTGGATCGACTGGCGTCTGAGGCGTTTCATCTGGGTCGGCATCTGGATCGACCGTGGATACAGCCAGCAGTGCCGCGATCTCGTCCTCACTAAATCCAGTCAGGCCGGTGTCGAAGTCGAGCGACTGAAGTCCTTCAAGCTCCACGCGCAAGAGCGCATCGTCCCAGCCAGCGTTCAGCGCCAGTTTATTGTCGGCGATGACGTAGGCGCGGCGCTGAGCTTCGGTGAGATGCCCGAGGCGAATGCACGGCACCTTTTCCATGCCAAGCTTGCGAGCGGCTAGGACGCGGCCATGACCTGCAATGATGCCGTCGGCCTCGTCGATCAGGATTGGATTCGTAAAACCGAACTCTCGAATACTGGCTGCAATCTGTTCAATTTGTTCTGCTGAATGGGTTCTTGCGTTATTTTCATACTCGCGAAGTTCCGAGCTTTTACAATACTCGATCTTACTGATTAATTTTTTTTCTGTCTGCATATTGTGAGCGTATGGATTTAATTACTTGTGAATGTGGATGCGGAGAAGTGCCTAATACCTTGTAACGGCAGGTAATTGATTTTGATTTGCATCATGGATTGCTTGCGAATTTGCAAAGTAAAGCGGCTAAATTCAAGTAATATCTAGCGAAATAATGAGGCCTTTTGTCTCCCCTCATGGGTAACCCCTAGAAAGGACCCAAAAAGGGGGGGGTGGGGGTGGGGTATATCAAACCTGAGAATCTCTCTCATTCTTGCGCTTGTGCTCTCGCTGGCTCGACGTGCATCCATGTGTCCGCAGTCTGCTGACGTATTGAGGCGACACCTCGTGCTTCATTGCGACCTCATTCAGTTTATATCCCGCACTCAAGTCTTTAAGGATTGCCTGTGCTTTGATTTGTGTTGCCCTTCTGCGCTTCATTGATCGCGCTGAGGGGTAATGCATCAACGAGCCTCCAAACTCGCGGCAAAGCAGGCGCAATTCGTCAGGCCGCAGCACTGACGCCAGATGATTAGCGCCATGCTCTTTTGATGGGACATAAACCTGCCGATTGGTTGAGGTCGCTTGCATGAGCCGAACGGCTCCTTCCATGCCAATCACATGGGCGACACTGCGGACTGATAGTGGTATGCGCATAAGCTCGGATAATGACACCGAAATCATTGATCGCAATCACTTTGCGCACTTTGCAGGTCTGCAAAGTAAAACGCAAAGCTTTTAAATCGTTGATTCTCAACGCCTTACCCCCCCTTTACTTACTTACTTTGCTACTTTGCAAGATATATAGATATATAGAGAGAGAGAGAACGGTCTGGTTATGGGTCAACAGTGGAATATCCATGAATATATCTTATATAGTGTCTTGTTCCCCGATTTTGGCGCAAAGTTGCCAAATAACGTCATAATCGTTTGATTATAAAAAGATTGTGACTTTGCAGACACTGTAAAGCTGCGCAAAGTTTTGCGCAAAAAAACCCGCATTTGGTCAAAATGCGGGTTTCGGCGGCTCATTTTGTCAGTGATTAGATTGGAAGAGTGTCTTCAAAAATCGACATCGGAAGTCGAACCGCTCGAGTTTGCGCCCGATTAAAATGGCTGGCAGCAACCGTTTTCGCTCCATCAATTCGCTTTAATTGATCACTCCATTTTCCCGCAAACGATGTTTCCGTGAATATCCTGCGGAGTTCTTGGTGGCTGTTTGAGATGTCGATGCCGTCTTTGCGCATTCCAACGCCGTGCCTTTCGAGCGTCTCTCTTGCCGATCTGCGCTCGCCGTCCTGTGATCGAGCCGACAGTGCAAGCATCACAAGCTCACCAATAGATCGCCGCGCCCTGCGGCCTTCGTGCTCGTGTTCGATCAGCCCGGACAAAAGATGCGCTAGGCATTGTTTTTCATCCATGTCCGATTCATTCGCTGCGAATGTTGACCAGTCCTGTTTTGCGCACCATGATGCGGCTTCTTCGGGCGTGATCTGTTTGGATGATGTCAAAGCATAAGCGCCCGCTAAAAGTGCGCCAATTTGATCTCCATCCCGTTGAGCGCCAAGGTGACGAGTGCAGGCAGTCGCGAACGTGTGCGCGTTGATGCCGATCGTTTCGGCCTGCTCGATTGAGCGACTGCGAATTGACGAACACCAGTCTGGATTTGCAGCCGTGCCTTCCCAATGCGCCATCAAAATGTCCCATTGGTCCGCCGCGTCTTGGCCGTGACGTTTAAAAAGCTCCAACGCTGTGATTCGACTGAGGTCGGCTCGTTGTGTGGCTGCAACGCCGATAGATGAGAAACAAAACGACGACCGGATGTGAAATGCCTGTGCGTGTCCGCCAGCCGTTCCTTTGATGATTCGACCACCTGAGTCTCGACTGGCTTGTCGTGCTAAGATCAAGATTTGCTGAAATCGTGCAAGGTCGCGCTGATTTTCCGTTTCGGCCTCGTCGAACATAACTGGCAAGGCATCACATCCGAGCGACTGCCGAATCCCGGCTTCGGTCGTATTGCTCTGCACGTAAAGCGCCATGTTGCCAAGAAGTGAACGGACGATGCGTTCAATCAGCCATGTTTTGCCAGATCCCGATGGGCCAGTGATCCAGATGTGAGGTCGCCAGTCTAACACGCCGCAGATTGGTGCGCAAACAAGCCACCCAGCCAGCAACAAGTGATCAATCGGGTTTTTTAGGTTCAGGCATTTTGTCAATTCGATCAATTTTGCCGCTTCTCGCTCAGTGGCAGGCGGAACCGGATCGACCTTGATCCGTTTGCCGCGCTGGTAAACATAGTCCGATTCCCAGCTTGAGAGAGCGTGCGGCATGTTTTTGACCATAAGGCAATCGCCCGCGTGATAGACGACGGTGCCGTTATCGAGCCACGATCCTCGACCGCGAATGTCCGCAACGTCAAATACCCGGCGAAGTGATTGCTGAATTAGAGCATTAGCTGCAAACATCCAATTTACCGATCCAGCCTCGTCCTCGCCTTTACCTGGGAACATTCTCGCCCACCAATCAAGCGGAGCAAGTTGCAGCAATTCAATTTTGTTGTGTCCACGGCTTGTAAGCTCAACAACTTGCCTGCTTGCATGGCTGAGATAATAAAACGAGCCGAGATCGTGACCGAGTATTTTAAACGGCCAGCCAACTTCAGGCTCGGCTGGCGCTGTAAGTCCTGTCGGCTCTGACATTGTTGGTTCGTCGGACTTCGGTGGCGCTGGTTGATAATTGGCCGCAGATTTAATCAGGTCGGCGATGGCGTCTTTTGTCCAGCCTTCAGTCACTGCGTCGGCGATGTCCCATCCGTCCGCCTTGCCTTCCGGCGGTGCAATCATTCTCACTTCGCATCCTTTTTCGTGTAGGATCGCGGCGACCTCTTGTCCAGCTTTGTGTCCCGGTTCATCGGCGTCCGGCCAGATTGTCACCTTGCGACCTGCTAACGGTGACCAATCCGCATGTTTGACCGCTTTGCCGCCTCCCGGCCAAGTAATCGCGAGCGCGCCAAATTCACGAAGGGCGTCGGCGCACTTCTCACCCTCGACGACGAAAACTCTGACGTCAGGCTTTGCGGCCAGCAAGGGCAACCCGTAAAGAGGTCGAGGTTTCGGAAATGACAGCCAGCACCACTTCTCATCGCCTGTCTTTACGTTTCGACCCCATGTCATCGGCATTACTTCCTTGCCGCCTTCAGACTTGGCAAAACGACCGATCCAGCCAATTGTGCGACCTTCGGCGTCTTGATAATGCCATCGATTTTCCGGCTCGCCGTAGTTGAAATGGCGCATCGGTGGCGGTGATACATCAACCGGAGCCGGAATAACCTGCGTCCAGTTTTGTTTTTTCGGCTTGGCAGGCGCTGCCGGAGGATGATCGATCTTGATGCCGAGAGTCTCGGCAATCTCTTTTGCGGCGTCGAGCTGCGAGCAGTCTTTGATTGCAGCCAGTAGCGCGATCAGGTCGCCGCCTTTTTTGTCACCCGCAAAATCGGCCCATTTGCCCGTCTTTAGGTTGATGCTGGTAGATTCTCCTGCGCTGCCTGAAAGGTCGCCACAGAGCCATTCGTGGCCGTTGCGACGCCCGGAGGGTAACCACCGGGCAATGAGTGTATCTGATACAGCTAGTGCGGCTGCGGCGATGGTTGGAAAGTCAATCATTTGATCTAGAAATTTAATGAATTAAAGGCTTCAATGAATGCCGCCGCGACTTGGGGAACGATTGCATTGCCATAACCGCGCAGGCGCACCATTCTGGCGGGAATCCCATGAGCCAACGGGAAAAATGCGGGTTCAGTTGGTATCCTGCGGCTTTTTCCGTCTCGACAGTTGGCGAGTCTGTAATCATCCCAGCTACTTGCTGACTGAGTGGAATTCCTGTGTCCTGAGGTCGTGGTGGCAACACTCCTCTGCTCGCGTCCGTCGCTGTTGGACTGCACCAACCTGTGATCCCTTGTGCTACTCGTCCAAGCGTGTCGTTCCTCTCCGTTCCGTCCTTTCTGTATCGACTGCTCTCTAGGTTGCCCGTGTCCTTGAAATCTCTTGCTGCCGGAGTCGGCCACCCAGAAAAGACGTTGGCGGATATGCGGTGCGCCGACGCTTGATGCTGCCAATACTGTCGACCCACAGGCGTAGTTTTCTGACTCCAAGTCTGTCGATACTCCATCAAGCCATCCCTTCCCAATTGCTGACGCAACCTGTTCGCCAAAGATTGTGTCAGGTCGGCACTCGCGGATGAGATTGAAGAACGTAGGCCAGAGATGGCGTTCGTCGGCTTGAGCGAGTCCTTTTCCTGCGCTGCTAAAGGGTTGACATGGACAAGATCCTGTCCAGACGGGTTTATCTGCTGGCCAATCTGCAAGCTGGAGTGCAAGGCTCCATCCGCCGATTCCTGCGAAGAAATGGCATTGGGTGTAACCGCGCAACTCGTCGGGTTGCAGATTGACAATTGATCGCTCGTCCACATCTCCAGTTGGAATAAGTCCGGCGTTGATGAGTTCGCGCAACCAGGCTGCGGCTTTGGGGTCGTGTTCATTGTAGTAATTCATGGGGTCAGTAAGTCTGCCGATTTAGATAACCTCGGCAAGGGTCGGTTGTGATGGATTGTGGGATTCAGCCTCGGATGACAATGAGCTGGGGTGCGGACTGACTTCGGCGCCTGAAATGGTTAAATTAACCCGTGCTCGCGAAAGGAAAATTGTAAGCCGTCGCCAATAATAACGTGATCAATCACTTGAATTCCTAGCATATCGCCAGACTCGCGAAGGCGGCGTGTAATGCGTCGATCAGCATCAGATGGATTAGGGTCGCCGGAAGGATGATTGTGAGCGACAGCGATGGCATAAGCTGCGCCAGCGATAGCAGGACGGAATACCTCGCGAGGATGGCAGCACGTTTCATTGAGCGTGCCGAGGCTTACAAGGCTAAAGCCGATGCAGTTTAGTTTCGTGTTCAGAAGAAAAACGACAAAGGCTTCCTTGTTCGAATCATACCAGTCTGAAGCGGTTACATATTTTTCCCATAGCTTGCGGATTTTTTCAGGATCGTCAGCGGGCTGGCTGGTTGGCTCGTGCAGACGGATTGTTTTAACGGAGACTTCGGCGAAGGTGTATTTCATTTTCGTGATGGTGTTTGGTGTTTTTGAAGATTTGTCGTCGTCCAGCTTTATGCGAATAAATCATGACCGTCGTGGTCAGTTGAAAAATTATTGCTTTCGCAATACATTTCCCAAATGCCAAGCTTTTGAGCTCGCTCGATCAAATCGTTATATCTGGTCGCCAATTCATTGCCTCGATAATTGGTTTCGAAGTCTGAAACTGTTATCTTGCTCGCAGAACGAACTGTTTTTTGAAGCCAGAAGATTGTTTTTTCAGCAGTGAGATTTTCGGAGGTCATTGTCGTGATGGTGTTTGGTGTTTGGTGTCTAATGACGTGACCATATTACGACACGATTGCAGATGTGCAAACGATAATTTTGAATTATTTCAAAATTCTTACGGCTTCCGTCTCTGACCTGATAATTTCAGCGATTCCTCCAGCCGCATCAATCTGATTTTGCCAGTTTATCTGTTCGGGTCGAACTGCGCCTGTCGCTGTCTTGACCTCAACGCTCACGAATACCGCCACGCGCCGCCCGACCATGTCAGCAGTGATCTCGACCGACTTCCACCCGATTAAATCGGCAGATCCCGGATGCAGGCCGAAAGTTACAAGTCGACCTGAGTGGTCTTTTAGTCCGCCGACCTGATTACGAAATAGCTTTACGCCGGGCAGTTTTGATGCGGCGAGGCGCACGCGTTGGAGAATATTAGTTTCGTTCATGCAGTCATTTTTGATTGCCGAGCCTTGATTACTTTTGCGGCCCAAAATTGAGGAAGCTTCATGCCGCGTGATTTGCCAAGCGCGACAAGCTCTTCAAACGTTCGCGCCTGCCCTTGTTCCTGCTTCCGCTGCTTTGCCATCCATGCAAGGTTAAGCTCCACAAGCTCGCCATCTTTCTGTTCGATCTCACGCGTTTTGATTTGGTAAACGTGACCGCACTCCGGACAGATTGGCGCTGGAACATGGCACGAGTAGCATTTCGGACACTGGCGAACGGGCGGTGCATCATCATCGTCGCCTTTTTTGGCGCGTTTCTTCTTGCCTTCGAGATTCCATTCCCGCTCTTCCTCAGCCAGCCCATGACGCAGGCAGTTGCCAACGTGATCGAGGATGATGGCGTGCGGCTTATTCGGTGCAATGCGCAGCACGCGCCCGACTTGTTGTAAGTGCATACCGAGCGACTTTGTTGGCCGCAATAAGATCGCGGCCGTAACGCTGGGAATGTCGAATCCTTCGCTGATAATCTCGCACGATGTAAGCACTTGAATTGAGCCATCAGCCAGCCCACGCACTCGAGCCTGACGTTCTTGCCTGTCGAGTGTTCCGTCGATTGTTGCGGCTCTATAACCTGCATCAGAAAACGCTTGCGCAACGTGTTCAGCATGCGCCACCGATGCGCAAAATGCCACGGCTGGCGCTCCATCACAAAGTCGTCGATAATGGCTGACCGCATCGCCAGTGATTGACGGCTTGTCAACGGCTGCGGTCACTTCATCCTTTGCGTAATCACCAGCCCGAACGGTCATACCGTCAAGATTAAGCTGGTTCGGTGGTGCATAATATTTCGGCTGCGTCAGAAACTGGCTTTCGATCAACCACGACACCTCCGGCCCCTTGACCATGCAATCGAACGCCGACGACAATCCTTTGCCGTCGAGCCTTTCCGGAGTCGCAGTGAAGCCAAGCCGGATAGCTTTTGGGAATGCTGCCAGAATCTTGCCCCAGGTGCCAGCGGCAGCGTGGTGGCATTCGTCAACGATGATGAGGTCAGGCGGAATTAAGCCGCTTGTGCGCCGGACGACCGTTTGCACGCTCACTACCTGAACATGCGGCAGCGGATCAATAGGCCATCCGGCTGCAATAATGCCGTGGTGGATGCCGATCTCGCGCATGGTGCGGCTTGTCTGTTCCACAAGCTCGGCACGATGGACGAGGATCCAGACTCGTTTGTTTTTGCGGCCAGCGCCGTCGGCGATGTGCGAGAACATCACGGTTTTGCCAGATCCGGTTGGCGACACGACCAGCGGTGCCCGATTACCTTCATGAAGTCGCTGCCTGATTTCGCCTATGATGTTGTGCTGATAGGGTCTTAATTTCATTTTTGTGATGGTGTTTGATGTTTTTAGGGCTGCTCGAATGGAGTCCCTCGGACTACCGAGAGCACGGCAGCGATGCACACGCGAGAGAGCTTTTGCCCGCGTGCCCAGCGCATGATTTCCTTTCGCTCGGCTGGGGTCGGGCGGAGGTAGATGGCCGGAGCCTGCCGCTTTTCTGCGGCGGGCTTTTGGGCGTTTTTGTTTCCTTTGGGTGCGCTCATATCCATTTTCCCGCTTTGCGTTTCCCGCGCTTGTGCGCGTGGTTGAGGAGCTTGCCGAGGATGTTGGCGGCTCGCTGCTGTTGTGGGGTTATCTCTAACGGGGTGCTGCCTTCCCTGATTGGGTAGGCAGCATGAAGTTTGGCGATTGTGGTATGTTCGTTCATATTAACGGAGGACTTTTTCGACGCGGAGATTCAAGCCTGCTTCATCGGCGGCGGTCACGAGGTAGTTGTCGTGCCCCGCAAAGTCTTTCTTGCCCATCGCTTGAGCGATGGCCTGCTCCCATGTGCGGATACTGTCATTGAGCGCGTCCACTGACGATGCGTTGAGATCAAGCGTTGGGACTTCGTTGATTTTTTCATCGCTCACGAGGTAGTCATACCAGTCCTCGACCATGTTTTTTGCCTCGTCGAGCGAGTCCGCCGACTCGTGAGCATTTCCGTCTGTGATGCGATACTCATAGTCACTCTCGTCAGCAGTCAGGGATACTCCGTATTCATCGGCTCCCAGGTGCTCGCCAGAGCGATCTGAGTAGTAGTCGCTTAGCGACCAGTTGCTCAGGCTGTCTTGCAGCTCTGACTCAGACTCGGTGACGAGCTGATCATGCACCCATTGAGGATGCGTTGCGGTGACATCGCGAGCGATGGTGATGGTTTCGGCGGTGGTGAGGTTGGTGATTTCGATTTTCATTTTTGTGAGTCCCAGATTAGCCGCTGGGTCGGGTTGATTTACTGACTACATTTAGAGATTACATCATGCCGTTTGATTGTGCAAGCGAATTTAATTTATTTCTTTTTGGCGGTCTTCGGCTGGCGCTACTGCGGAGGCCCACACAACGCAGCCCTAACCATTGCGTGCAGGCCAACGCGCCGGAGTCAGCCTATCGTGTTATCCACGCCCTGCGCGGCGCGTGCCTGACGCAAAGCGTTATTCTGTCGTCGTCTCTCGTCGTTCCAGTTCGCGGGTAATCTTCATAAGTGAAGCCACGGTAGGCGACGTTTTGGCCTGCTTCCACCGCCACCAAGTTGACCAGTCGATGCCGACGGCTTCAAGGATTTCTTTAACGGGCGTGTTGATTTGCGCAGTTCGCCGCTCGATGTCGGCAATGATTGTTTCGGTTAGGCACATGGCGTTCCTATTGTCGGCGCATATTGCAGAGTTGCAAGATCATTTTGCAGTTGCGTGCGATTGTATCTGTGCAATCATGTCGTGTTATTGCGCCTCGTGATGGTGGCCGTTTGATGTTGGACGGGCTGGCGTTTAAAAGCGCCAGCCCGTTTTTTATTTCAGATGACCGGATTTTATTTCAGATGACCGGATATTTTCAGAGCGGCGTCAGCAATTTCAAGCGCCGTCCAACATGCGCCTCGCATTGATTCCTCTCGTTCGTCTTGATCCCAGTATTCGGAAATGTCGATCAAAGCGTCTTCGAGAAGCTCGCAGAGTTTTCTGGCTGCGTTGAACTCGCGTTCCATCTTATCGACAAGCACTTCAAAGTCTGCCCTTTCGCTTGCGAGTAAGTCATACTCACGCTTCTCAACAAGTTCAACGAGCTTATCACCGTCCATTTGTAAATAAGTTTTCATGCCTCCCATAGCTCAAGGGTTAAGCCGATAGCTTCGGCGCGTTGGGCTGCGGTGGCGTTGTGGTAGTGCTGCGAGCCGCAAAAATCAGCAAGCGTGTTTCGATACCGAATAAGGAACTCGCAAGACTGAGCCACAATGAACTCATGCACCGCGTTGAGGTCGTTGAAGTAGTCGGGAAGTTGTTCAGCACTAGCGATAGTGTTGTTTTCTGCGTCACGCCACCAGACGTCGCCATAAAAGAGCTTTGCTGCTGATCCGACGTTATCGGCTGCTATGCGCTTCCACCCGCCAGCCTCGGCCAGCTTGATTCGTTTTTCTTCTTGGGTCATTTTGTTGCCTTCCATAGCTCAAGGGTTAAGCCGATAGCTTCGGCGCGTTGGGCTGCGGTGGCGTTGTGGTAGTGCTGCGAGCCGCAAAAATCAGCAAGCGTGTTTCGATACCGAATAAGGAACTCGCAAGACTGAGCCACAATGAACTCATGCACCGCGTTGAGGTCGTTGAAGTAGTCGGGAACCTTCCACACTCCAGTTTTTTTAGGATTGATGCCAAAAAGAAGCTTGTCTGGCTCCATGTTATCCATCTTGTTATGGTTTGGGTGTCTTTGCACTTTACAATTAATCCACCCGCCAGCCTCGGCCAGCTTGATTCGTTTTTCTTCTTGGGTCATTTCGCTGCCTCCCAGATGTTGAGGATTTGTTGGAGTTGCTGGTTTGCGCTTTCTACTGGTATCGCGTATTGCTCTAGCCATTCGATTTGATTCAGCAAACACTCCGCCATCGCTGGTGAGATGTTGCGGGATTGAGCGATGAAGGCGGCGTCGCGTTCATCTTGCTCTCTGGTAATTCCAGCTTGACGACCAAATATTGCAATCAACGCCTTGTGATTCCCTCCACGATCCACACAATCCTCTACTTGCTCCCACCTTCCCTGCGTGATCGTCTTCGACAGTTCCAAGAACTCCATGAGTTCGGTTTTTAGTTTTATGATTTGGTTTTTCATGCGGTTTTGTATTTAGTTCAATTAATTCGTCGCCGTTTTGATAAGGGTAAATTTTTATTTCGTAATCCTCCGAGCTTTTGCTTGTTGTCTCGCGCTGTCCAGACACGACCCGCACACGGCCTTTCCGGGCCGATCTGCGTTGTTACCGCCGCAGCAAGTGCAAATGCCTTGCGCGACACGCTCTTGCCTGTATTTCCTGAGGTATGCAGCAAAGTCGGAAGTGATCTTCAGCGTCTTGTAAGGCCCGCGCTTGGCTGGCGCTGCCTGCGTCATCTTGAGACGCACGGCCCTGATTTTGTGCTCGTCAGTCATTTCACGCGAGGTGATGATACCGCGAAGGATGCGGACTAGTTCGGTGTTGGTCATAATGAGAAAATGAGAAAGGTGATTGCCGCAGCCATTGCCCAAAGGATGAACCCGGCCATGATCAAATTTAACAAGTCGATACGAGCCTGTGCTTTCTGCTGTGCGATCTTTCGCAGCCTCATGCGACGAGGCAATTTGTTGGCGTAGTCAAGCCAGAGGCGGCATCGAAAGTCGTGGATGCGGTCGATCTCGATTGGCGAAGGGTAACCGCTGTTCGTGGCCTTTGATGGTGGTAGTTTGATCATGGGTATTTAATGGGTATTTGATGGCTTATTGTGCGATGTAATAAGTGCGATTAAAATATCGGGTCGTGGAGTGCAATGGCGTGTCGATGATGTAGCCGTTGCCAAACTTGCCGTGATACTCGCGGACAATGCCAGCGATTTTTCGGCTGACGTAGCCGGACTTGTGTGAACGATGCGAGATTCTGAGCTTGCCAGCTTTGAGCATATCGTCGATGTGCTTGATCGTTTTGTTGGTGTGGGATGTGGTGTTCATGATGGTTTTGATTTGATGTTGTTGTCTTGATGACGTGACCATATTACGCCACGATTGCAGACATGCAAATTATATTTTGAAAATATTCAAAATAAAACCTCGGCGACCGAAATCACCGAGGTTTTGATCTTTGCCAGCTTGCCGTTATTCCGTAAACGGCGCGTCGTCTTGCGCTGTATCCGACAGCAAATTGACAGCGGCCTCGGTCATCTCAGAGGCGTCACCTGTGCTTGCAATTTGCCGTTGCTCGTCGTAGCCGGAGGCACTGGCCTTCAGTGTTGCCAGATCGCCAGCCAGAGCAGCACGTGCCTGCGGTGTGATGGCTTTCCAAGCGGCTTCCAGCGCCTTCATGCCTTGCTCGCAAGTGTTAGCAAGCGTGGCGCGGCATCGCTCAAGGTCTTTGTTGACCGGAGTTCCGCCGTCGATCCATGCGCGGACAGCTTCGCCGTCCTGAACGCCGATGTAGTTGTTGCCACGGCCAAGGTAGGGCATCAGCGGGGCCGGGCACTTCATCACGTCCTGACGCTTCCCGCACTCATCCATCATGAGGCTGGCAGTCATTTCGAACATGAAATTCTTTTCCTGCACTGGCTGGATGCCTTGCGGGACAAAAACGGCCTTGCCTTGTGAGTCGCGGTCTATCTTGGTTTTTTCGCGTGCTCGAACGCAAACAACGATATGCATGGAGCTTTGCAATAGCACGTCCATAAATCGCTTGTGCTCGCGTTTCGCTTTGTTCCAGCGACCCGGCTTGCCCGGTGCGACGCCATCATTTGCGATGTCATCGCAGCCGCCGATACCTTCCCATTCATGCGTCACGCTGTCAATCACGAGCACATCCACTCCAGCCGCTTCAAACTGTTTAATCGCCTCACCATATCGTGCCGGGCTAAATGGTGCGCCCATGTCAGCGATAAGAAACTCAGCCTTGCCGGGCAGGATGTCGGAATAAAGTCGGCCGCGACGATTTTCGGTATCAAGAAATCCGACCTTGGCGGCGTTGCATTTGGCTAGGCCGTAGGCGTAGAGGATGGCTGAATAAGTTTTGCCTGAGCCGGATACTCCAGCGAAGGCGGTGACGGTTTTTGCGCCTTCGCGGGATGCGTTTTCAATTTTGAGGAATGACATATTTTTTCTTTGATGGTGGTTAGTTTAGTTTATTGGCTTGGTTTTCGATCCAGATTGCAAACTTGTCGGTTTGAGATTGGATCAAATCTTGTATTTCACGCCCCGTTGATGTCGATAGATTTGGAATCTGTAAAGCTCGCACAGTGTCTGCGAATCGCATCAGCTTCTCACGATCTGGAGCGGCAGCGGCGGCGCGTGCAGACGCCAGTTCGGAATCACGCTTGCGTTGTTCCTCGACCTGCTTGGCTTGCAATGCAGCCTCGGCGGATTCACGTGCTTCACGCTCTTTCCGTGCAACTTCGGCTATCCTATTTGCCTCGGCTTGTGCGGCTTCGCGTTCAGCTTTCAAAGCTTCATTTTCAGCTTTGATTCGAGCACGTTCTGCCGCTTCTTCAAACTCGCGGCGTGCTTTTTCCTCGGCTTCAATGCGCTCGCGTTCGATGCGTTCAGCCTCGGCCTTGCGTGATGCTTCCTGCCGTGCGGCAAATGCGAGCTGGTTGGTTTCCAGCAGGTTGGCAAACGTCGCCGCGTCCATCTCACCCAGTTGATATAAAGTGACATCAGTGAACGGCCTGAGCGCGTCCTCACGCTCGGCCTTGAGCTTAGCCTTGCGCTCTTCCTCGATGCGCTGAATAAACTGTTCTTGTTCCAGCAAATGCTTTTCCAGCGGCTCCACGGCATAA